TGACGCCTAGAACCTCAAGCATCTGGCGATGCAGATATGGCAGGTCGTACAACTGGGGTGCGCCTTGCGCCAACTGCATCACCGCTTGATACTGAACAACCTTCTGCGACATGGTTGCCGCATTAGGATCGCTAACTGGGATTACCTCAACATCATCGTAATCAGACTGCTTTGCACGACGGTTGCCTTCTACCGGCTCGTATTCGTAGTCTTCGGGGGTGTAGTCCCTAATAATGTCGCGTAGTAACCGGAACTCCTGCTTCATCGCATAGTGGATGCGTGCCTGAACGGCAGACATCACTTTTAATGTACGCTCAAGAATTGCCAGCGTAGTCCCTACGGGGGACTGAGCACTCATGTCGGATACCTTCAGATCCGCTGCACTAGCGAACCTACGACCTTCTTCAACTATGGTGCCCAGTAGACTGTATAACACCTGCGACGGCTCCTTATATGGGAGCGTCATGATGTTGTCTTTGATCGTACCGCTTGGAACGTCTACATCTCTAAACTCCGCCGGAGAAATCGGCGTATCGTCGCCCTTAACTCTAAGACCTTTGGTCTTGAATCCACCGGGCAAATTACTAAGAGTGCCAGCGTCAACCAATTGGCGAATAAGGCTAGTGCCAGACTTAGCAAAAGCACCAATAAGATGAATGAGACCAAAACAGTAGAAGCCAAAGCCCGGAATGTATCCGTAATGAACGAAGTGATTGCGTTTCTGTTTAGTCTCATCTTCTGGGTGCCAGTTGCGTCGTATTGCTAAGATTGTTTGAGTTTGCTTCTCAATAGTGACGACGTAAGGTATTGCAATGCCTGTCGGCTCGCCGTCTTCATCGGTATCCTCATAGCCTTCAAGGTCCAAGTCAACGTGCATCTCCAATATCTTGTAGCGGTCATCCGTTGAGGCACGGAACCCCATCTTCTCAGCGATCTTCTTCTCAACCTCATCGAACGTATCCTGTGGGTCTGGTAACTCCACGTCACGGTAGAACCCAGCCACCATAAGTTTGCGCAACTCATTTGGCGTCTTACGCATTACATGAGTTACACGTGATGACGATTGCAAGTCAGATGCGCCATAGGGGACAACAACATCCTCGGCGGGGACAAATACAGAGACCTGTCGGTTAAGCGACGGATCAAAATATACTTTCTTAAACGCATTACCCGAGAGACCCAAGCCCCACAACATGCGCTCATGCTCAGGGCGATACTCCGTCATCACGTCAGTCAACTGATAGTTCATATCATCTTGGACGCGGACAGCGGCTTCTTTTTTCTGCGGGGTTTCTTTACCAATAATCTGTGTGCGTACCGGACCCTTGGCTGGGAACGTCTCCATCATGGTCTCGGCTTGGAACTTCACCAACGCTTCACTTAGCATCGGGTGGTACACGCCACACGCTCCGGGCCACGGCTCGGTGCGGTCTTCAATCTTTAGACCTAGAAGTTCTAGTCCGTCTACATAAGTCTGCATCCAGTCCTTGCGGCTGGAGAGATCGTCATCAAAGTCGCCTAGTAAGTCTCCGGCTATCTCTGTTAGTTGCCCATCGTCTATGTCATCGGCAAGGTTGGCGTTGAAGTCATCATCTGACTCTTCGCTCGGCTCAATCTCAATTTCCATGTCACCCATACCAATGGTGACTTTCTCAGGATCCTCGATCTCTATCTCAATAGCGGGTTCCTGATTTAATAATTCTGGGTCCATCCCCATCGGCGCTTGCGCCAACGATTTGTCAATTGCCATAGTCTGTCCTTAGTAATATCCCTCTACCTTGCGCCTGAAGTACTTCTGCTCATCTGGCTCATCCAGCGCAGTCCGTATATATCCGCCCTTGCGGAACCTCATCAACGCAAGGGATACCGAGTCAACATAGTCATCATGCTCGCCCGCCGGGAAAGATGCAACCTCATCTATGACCTCCTCAGCCCACTGAGTGTTCGGTGCCCAGACTCTACCACTTGCGAACAGGTCTGACACAGCATTTAACCGGCTGATCTTGTCGTTACCTTTACTGGGCGTGAACTCTTGCACGGGTATGCCCATTGCCCGCATCTCATATATTAGAGGGGCACCGGAAGCCTTCTTCTCGATAATTATTGAGTCCGGGTCCCACTCCTTAAACTGCTCCACGGCCTCCTTTTTGAGCCTTGGGAACTCCATGCGCTCCCTAAATGCATTGAGCAAGATGATGTTTGACTGGGCTATCCCATTGTCGTCCGGGTGATAAAACACCCCCCACGTCGTCACGGCTGAGTAGTCGGCTCGATTGCTTTTCTCGAACGCCGTATCCCACGCTTGGAGGATAAAGTCGCAGTTCGGGGGGTCTTCTTCCTCCCAAGTCTGCCACCACTCCCTTTTTACAATAGCGGACGCCTCGGAAACTGGGTTTTGCTGGTACTGGGCCTGCCACTTACTATTAGGAAGTTCTTCTTTTAGTGCGGCAAGTTCCTTTAGGGACCAAAACTCAGGCCAAAGTGGGTTCCCAGACGGTAAAAGAGCCGGAAATTCGATGACTTCCCACTCATCCCCACCCCTTTGGGCGGCACTCTTGAGCACTTGCCCCGTTAAATCTCTCTTACTCCACCGCGTCATAACCACTACGATGGATCCACCCGGCTGGAGACGCTGCCGTGGGCCTGATGTGTACCACTCGTAGGTTTTATCGTAAATATCTGGGTTTATTTCCGCCAAGGCGGCTTCTTGTTCCGAGTGAGGGTCGTCAATAATGAGCAAATCCGCGCCTTTACCGGTAACAGCACCCCCAACACCGATAGCAAAATAGTCTCCGCCAGCGTTAGTCGCCCACCTGCCAGCAGCCTTAGAGTCCGCCTGTAACTCAACTCCTTGAAATACGCTTCTATAGGTCTCTTGATCAACTAAGTTCCTCACTTTTCGCCCGAAACCCACCGCCAACTCGGCAGTGTGGCTGGTCTGAATGACTTTTTTATGCGGGTAATTACCTAGAAACCACGCCGGAAGTAGATAGGAGGCGAATTCTGACTTGGTGTGCCGTGGCGGCATATTAATAATGAGCCTCTTTAGTTCTCCGCAAGCCACCCGCTCGAACGCCCGGGCCATTCTGGCATGGTGCCTGCCTGCTATGAATGTGGGCCACACCTTTCTAACGAACTCCATAAAGTTCTTGCGGGCCTTTTCCTGCTCCTGCATACGCTCGTAAGCCTCTAACTGCTGATAGACCTTGCGCTTTTCTCCGTCTGGGAGTTGCGGCAAAATTTGCAAAAGAGATTTGAGTTCAGACAGGGTTGGGGCTTGCATCCTCGTCCTCTTCCTTGGGCGCTTCTATTTCTTTCACACCCAGTTCGGCTTCTAGGTCATCCACTAGCGGCTCTACGTCTATCGTATTGCTGTGAATTAGGCGGCGAACCTTGCTACGAATGGCCTCTTCCAGATCCTCGCTAGTCTTGTGGATAACTGTAACCTCGGATTTCTCTGAAAAGAGACCCACATCTTGGATCTTGCCCAGCAGTTCTAGGGCCTTAAGTTCGTACTTGGTATCCCCACAGTCCGCCAAAAGGATTAGTTTGTTCGTAATTACTGTCCGTAACTGGACTGCATCTGCAACCACTTGGTGATCATAGGCTTTAAGCATGCCACCGACCCTAGCCGCCACCTCGGGGCTATTAAGTTCTGCAGGGAGATGCTTTGAATTTGGGTTCTTTCTGAGATCCTCAAATAGTTTATTTGCCGCCTTTTCGTCCTCAGCGGTCATATCAAAGCCCATCCCTAGTTCCTGAAGAACCATGGCTGTCGTAGAGGAAACCTCTACCGCTTCGCGCACTGTTTGGGGTGCGTCGTCAGTTTGTGTATCCGGCAACGGTTTGGCGTTATCCGGAACAATTTTAATTGTTGGCATGTAAGAAGCAGTTTGGGGCTTCGATATGCGAAATGTAACACATAAAAAATAAAGGTGTGGGGGACTTGGATAACCCCCATCGTCAAAAAGAGGCGCCCCCACGAAAAAATTATATACCCCCGGGGGGTATGGGACCCATTAGGAAAAGTACGGGGGGTGTTTCTGTATATACAAAAACTAACTTAGCGGCAAAATTTACCTAGGGGGTGGGGGTAGACGCTGCGCGCAGTGACTAAGGGTCATTCTGTGGACGCGGTATTGACAGTGCAAAACACTGTGTATGTAGTAAGACTGTACGTACGAGTATGTTTATGGGGGTACCGGAGTAGTAGGGGTAGACGTAGGAGGATTGAGTTGCCGGTAGGGTTACTAAAACTATCGTAGAGATATTGAGTTGACGGTAGTCGATTCGATTTTATTTTTTGGCGTTTGATTCTTGCGCATGGCGTGTCTGCGCTCGGCGTGGTTCTTCGCGCTCGGCGTGGATCCTCACGAAAAAATAACACATTGTCGCTGATTGTGGTATTATGTGTACATGGTGATGCGGGGCGATTGATCAGCGCGACCATTGCGGACATTCCCGTGTGACGCGGTTTTGTCCGGTTCTTTATGATTGGATTGATTATGTCTAATGTTCCTTCTGTTGTGGCTGACGCTGTCGCGTCGGTGTTTGTTCTGTCTGCTGAGTTGTCCGAGCGCGTTGCGGTTGCGGCTGAGATGGCGATGGATTCGGCGTTTGATTTCCGCAAGTCCTGCGATTCAATCGCGTCGGTGTTCGGTGCGGTCAAGTCTGACGGCGTTCTCAATTTTGATTCTTGGGAGGTTGTTCGCAAGAAATGGGAGGCCGTTGCATCGGTTCGGGCGCGGGATAATGGCGCTCTTGATCCTGACGGCGCGGCTAATGATCGTTGGCAGGATGTCTCTAAGTTCTTGCGGGAGTTTCACGGTCTGACTAAGCCCAAGTCGGCAAAGTCCGATTCTGTCGAAAAAGCGCAGAGACGCGCGGCTGAAAAGGATAAGGCGCTTGCTCAGGCTCAGGGTCGTTCGGCGGTTGAATTGCAGACTGAGGTTCTCGCGGCGTACGGTCTTGGCACACCTGACGGTGTGGCTCACGCCAAAGCCCTTGAGAAAGTTCAGAAGATTGTCGCGGTTGTTGAGAAGGACGCGATTGACGCGCAGATGAAGCCGTTGATCAATGCCGCGAACGATCAGCATAAAAAGGTCATGGAGTATCTCAAGGGCAAAAATGACCCGAAGTTGATCGGCGATTATGTGGTTCTGTTGAAGTCCACGATTGATGCGTGGGAGTCTTTAAGTAAGTAAACCCTTGGGGCGAGCGTGGTGCTTGCCCCTATTCTCTAGAAAGGTGTGATTATGTCTAAGCGACCCAAAGGTAAAACTAAAGCATGGCGCAAGTCCGGTGATCGCAGTATGTCCGGGCGCATTCGGGCTTCCCGCCGCCGCTGATTTTTAAGAGCCACCGCCTCGGACTGCGCAAGCAGTTTGGGGCGGAATCAGGCTTTGCCTGACCAGTTTTTTTCTGACCAGTTCTTAACCAACGTAATAGCCCACGCCCACTCCCCGCCTTCCCTTGATCATCAAAGCAACGTCATAGCCTATGTTAGTACTCACGGACTTCTCTATTGTTCGGAATGTTCTTAATGTTCTAGGTAATTGTTCCATTGTAAGTCTTTGATTATAAAGGAATGTTCTATTGTTCCGTGTTTTTGGCACTTTTGCACCGTCTGCAAATATTTTTCAATGCCTGTTCGAGGCACTCCGCAAGTGCGAATATTCTAGACCAAAAAATACCCCCGTATAATAATTTAAAGAACATTAAGAACAATAGAACAATACACCTCAAACGGCTTGCCCTAGCCATTTCTATTGTTCTATAAAAATTTAAAAATTTAGAACATTCCGAACATTAGGAACAAAACACGCTCCTGTAACTTGACATTGTAAACTTACCATGCTATAATATAGATTCATCAGTCGTAGTTTGTCCGCAACCTATTGTTCTACTTTCAGATTGGAGCCTGCCCTATGTCAGACAAAACCGTGCCGCACGGGAATGTCCGTAAAGATCCTTACGCGACTTTGCCCCCCAAGCCTTGCCGCATCTGCAAGCAAGCCATCGACCTTCGTCGTGTAGTTCTAGAGAAGACCACATGCTTCGAGTGCCAACAGAACTTGGACATCACCGAGCCTGTAAAACACCTTGTTGCTATCGCATACAACAAGGGAGCCTACCAATACATCCACAACCCTGCCGACCTGTTCGACACCAACCCAAAACAACCAAGAGGAGCATGACCATGAGCCAAGGGAACCTGACCCAAGTCTTAGTACACATGATGGAGCACCAACGACTTGTAGACCAAATCGTGAAACCAAACCTTGTACCCAAGCCAACCAAGTCCATTACCTTAAACGACAAGGTTCACGCCATTCGCGAGAATCACGTGGGCAAAGACAAACCCGTGGAGAACGGGATTGTCCGAGTGATGGTCAAGGTTAACTACGGCACGGAGCACTTCTATCCTGCCAACCCAACCG